ACTTAGTATTTCTATCAGAGAATACGGCACCTTCTACAGGTAACTTACATCCATATATAGTAGCATCACCTTTAAATTGAAATTTAAGGGGCCCTATTTCAGGTCTATCAATACCTACATATAGAGGAGTAAATCCTCCAGGATTATTCATACCCCAAAAAGATGGAATATTAGGTCCAATTTTTACACCACCCCATACATTATTAATCCATACCCAATCTATATGTTCACCATATATAACATTATCTTTAGTTTTATTTTTAAAGAGTCTTGTATCATAGATTGGTTTATCAGTAATTTTATAATCTTCAGTTACAATTTCTACTATAACTTGACCATTATCAGCTACTTTAGTTAAGTGTCCTACTTTTATTTGAGACTTCCAATATCCGGTAGATACTCTTAATAAATATGCTGTACCTTGTTCATAATAATCCTCACCTTCTGATAAAATATAATTAATTATATCTCCACCATTATGTGCTGAATTAGCCATTGCAGTAGTAAGTTGTCTCATACCTAATGAAGGCATATTAGTGTTCCACTCATGACTCTTAGTACCATCATAAAAAGTACCGTCATTTTGATAACCTCCAATATTATATCCAGCTGATCTAATAGGATAAATGGCCTCAAGAGATTCCATTTGTTCTGTGGTCATAAGATATCCATACTTATCTATAACGTCTGCTACAGTCATCATATCTGTCTTACCTACATAGTTTGATTGAGATATATATCTTGCATCCGGAGACTTATGATAAAAGCATAATACAGGATTCCACAATTCTACCTCATAGTCATCTTCCATCATACGCATATGCCAGAACTCTCTATCTGTAATAAGCATATCTCTAAAAGCTCTTTCTTCTAACTCTTCCATTCTAAATCGGCCTACATCTACTTTATGTTGATGTGTGGCCCATTCTTCTGCCATAGATCTATAATCTTTTTTAAAGAATGATTCTATTTCAGGAAGTGATTTTAATTTTTCTGGACTTAATTCTTGTTGAGCTTCTTCAGATTCAGGATCTAAACCTTGTTCCATAAGAGCACTCTTTATTTTTACTTGAGCTTCAGACATTAAGGTTTCTTCTACCATAGATCTTTTTTGTTCCATCATCTCATTATATGTAAATTCATCTACAGCTCTATAAGTTAGTTTAGTAGATCTTTTAGCAAACTCTGCTACAAGTACATTAATTACATTAGGGATAATAGGATAGAATTTTAACTCTAAAGCTGATGCATCTTCAGCAGTTAATACATCTATAATATCTTTATATTCATTATCTTCTTCTACTATGTAATCCGTCTTATCTATAATACCCTTAGCAAGTTTATAGTTTTTCATAAGTCTTCTTGCATTTCTGCGTATTTGCTTAAGGCCTTGCCACTCTAACCAATCTAAATTCCAAGCAGCCCAGTGCTCATCTTTTTCTATCTTAGGTATAAACTGTAAAGGTTGTGTAACACTACCTAATCTATTATGTTGTGTCTTTGCTCCAGCTTTAGCCTGCAATGCGTTTATTACTTGCATATTGTTTATTTAAGATTTTTAAATGCAGATCTGTTCATACTTTTACCATTCACCATTTTAGATGACTTACCTAAATTACGAAAAGGACTACTGTTTAATTTATATAAATTTTTTGACTTTTCCAAATTTTTACCTGCTTCATCCATGATTACTTTCTTTGTGAAACCTCTGTTAGCTTGTTGAATTCTCATAAATGCTACTAATGCAGAAAAGGCCACTAACCTATCCACGTTTAATCCATCTACATATGCATGCATTTCTTTTAGTAACATAATATCCGGGATTCTTTCAATACCATAAGTAGTTTTAACTATAGTACCATCTTCTTTAGTTACTGTATCTAGTTCTTCTTTAGTATATTCTATAACATAACTAAGTAAATGATGCTTAAATAATACACCGGTATTTCTCCAACCATAGTCTTGAAATACACTTTTATTAGCACCAAGATCCTTAAGAAACATTATCTGATCTTTCTGTACAAGATATCTTTGTTTTTTTCTAGATATCATATAATTAATAAAGTGAGATATATTATTTTCTACTACAGTCCAGGCATTGTACCATTCTATTATTAATTCTAATCTTTCATGAGTTTGTTTAATATCATCAAATCTTCCGCACCATGCTGCTACTATTTTGTCTTGTTCTATATAGGTCTCAGTTTCAGTACCAGTAACCTTAGTTACTTCAACTGGAGCTTTCATTATATATATGGAACACAGTGAGTCTGAGGTAGTTGTCTTACCTTCAGCTACAGGATCAATAGATGCATAATACTCTCCAAATCCCGGAGTACCTTGTGGCCTTTCGTATACTACTAATACTCCTGTTTTATCTTCAGTCTTTTTAGTCATTGGAAATTCTCTAATAGGTAGCTTATTACTATCTCTAACTTTTACCTTACCTGTTTCATCTCTAGATATATCAAGATACTCATATCCATATTCTTTATCTTCTATTCTTCTTATTTGAGCTGTTACTAAATGAGATGGGAATTTAGATACTTTTCTATGTTTAAATGCTTCCGCAATATTTCTTGGATGCTGGGATATCTCTAATTGATAATCTTCAGGATCCATAGTTCTTTTAATCTCTTCAAAATACTCATCTAAAGCTTTTAAAGATTCTTCTACTAAAGAGTTACCATAAGGATCTATGTAAGGAGGCATGGACCATTGTTCAGGTATAAATAATCCTGACATACCTATAGTACCTTCTTCATCAATAAGATTACTTTCTACAGCATAAATTTCATTAGCTCCTGGATCCAGAATCATTTTCATAAGTGGTTCACATTGATCTAAATCACCTACAGAACCTGCTGCAATAAATAATCCTGTAGTAATCATACCTGATTTTAGTGCAGGTTTAATATAACCATATGTAACATTCATCTTTGGAGCAATACCAGCTTCCTCATGAAAAAAGAATTTAACCGGTCCCCCTACTCCATTTGTAGGACTTTTTTCAAAAGACATACCTTGTATAGTTCCTTTTAAACCTACTTCAGCTTTTCTATCTCCTTTTCTTACTTCAATCTTTTGTTGCCACATCATTACTTTATCAGGAGACATTGGTCTATACCAAGCAGTATGTTCATTAAGAAAAGCTGCATATTCAGATAGAAACTTCCAAGTACCTTTCTCATTTATATAATCTTTTAGATTGGCCCCCATTTTAAGTGTGACACCGGCCTCAAACCATAACTGATTTATAAGCTTACCTGCGTGAAAATATGAAGAGGCTATCTGTCTTTTCTTTAGAATAGCAACATGCTTATAAAATAACTCAGCTAGTATTTCATATAAAGCCATATGATATTGTGCATCTCTTATCTGGGCAAAGTCAAACTTCTGTTGTTCTTTATCAAAGATAGGTAAGAAGTTTAACCACATATAATAGTCTCTAGAAAGATACCATACTTTATCTTTAGATTTGACTAAGACACCTAATCTACATTTAGTTTTTTGATCTTCCCAGTATGTTACAAAATCTTTAGATTTAAAAGGAGCTAAGCAATATACTTTATCATTTCTAAATTTAGTTGACTCAATAATAAATACTTCATTACTTACCTCATCAAATTCATATTCACCGGGTGTTTTAAATAGAGTTAGTACATAATCTCTCCAAGCATCTCTTGATTCAAATGATGTAGTTGTCCAAGTACCATTATCCCATGTGGGTATATCCGTATATATATTTTCCATAATTAAGAATCATATGCTAAACCTTGACCACCTCTAACTGTACTCTTCTGTTCTTCTTGAAGATCTTTATAAGCTCCTTTAAAGGACCCTCTAATAGCTTCATATTTAGCAGCCGCATTAACTAATGCTGTAATATTACCATCCCGGCCATCTGTAATAGATGTAGTTTCCATATATCTACCTAATCTATCTAACATAGATGCTATACCATTATATGCTCTGGATGTAGGAGTCTCATACATTCTTTCACAAAACTTTAAAGCAATAAATATAGAATCATCTTCAGTAGAAAAATTTCCTTCAATTTGTTTTAATATAAGATCTTCTTTATCTAATACTGGTGTATAAAAAAAAGGATTCAGATCAGGATTAGGACAAGTCATATAGAATAAGTACTGATAAATTTTTAAATAATTATCCGGATACTCTTCCATAATATCTTTTAAAGCCTTTAATGAATAACAATGTTCTGTAGGTATCAGTACATTATTTTGTATATCAAATAGTTTGATTAACATAGTTTATGGATTTATTAGCGCATCAATAGCCGCATATGTTTCATTTACTGTTATAGGTCCTGTTCCTACCATCATTAATGTTGTATAAGCAGGTATTAGTACACCGTCAAATTGAACATATGTAAAATAAGCTACTACATTATTTAATTCAATTGTTGCAGGTGATAATATGTAACTAACACCAAGAGATCCAATGTTTATTGTTACAGTATCTGTATCTAATTTATTTATATAAGGCATAATTATTTTTCTTTATTTGAGTTATCATCTATATATTTTTTGTAGATATAATTAAATTCACCATATGATATGTCAATACAGTAAGTATCTCCGTATTCTGTATAGATTACAGTATATTCTTCAGGAATACTATCATCATCAAGTGATTGTCTATATGCAGTAACCATGCTTATATCAAAAGAAAAAGGCATAAGTACAATTGAATCTTGTCCGGTTAATTCTCTTACTTTTAAATTTGTCATTATAATTTTACAATCTACTATCATACAAAAGGATTTACAGGTTTTGGTTTAGACTTTATATTAAATAATTTTTTAAAACCATCAATAAATCCAGTTGTTATATAGGGGTTAAAAAATAAATTTTCATTATTAACTACAACATAACCTTTTAAATATTCTTGTTCACTTTCTGAATAGTTTCTGGTTAGTTTTTTATTTGGTTTAATCTTTACAAGTATCTTATCTTTATATCTAAATAATACTAAGCCTGAATAACCTAATATAATTGTTCTTCCTGGATAATTCTTGTCATAATGCCTTACTTGATATAACTTCATAATTATTTCTTTTTAAGTTTATGTTTGTTATCATGTAACCAGTTAACTATACTAATTACTTCATCTTTTAGATATGGTACTTCAATTGGAATAACTTCTTTTACAATAGGATTATTATCTTGATCATACTTAGTAATAGGATATCCCCATTTATCTATATCATCATTTTCAAATGTTATGTGATGTAAATACATCTTGCCTACTTGTAACTTAGGATTATGTTTTAATATAATGTACATGTATATACTTAATTGTAAAGCATAGTGTACAAAACTACAATCATCTAAATGTGCTATTGGAAATAACATTTTTTTAGATACACCTTCCCAGTTTTTATAAGATTCAGTTTTGATTTCTTTGTTAGTTTTATAATCTATTATATCTACGTGACCATTTACTATTTCTACTAAATCTGATTGTCCACATATACCGGCTGATTTTAAATATACCATATGCTCAGGATATATACCATCTGTAATCTTTTGATTCGGTGCATATTTAATACCATCTGTTTCAACAGGCGTATATACTGGAAGCGGTATACCTTCTCTTTCTATAGATGCTAAACTACATAAGTCAGTTTCCCGTTGATTATGGTAAAATGTACCTAAACCACTTGCTCTATCAGATTCAGATTTCCATATTGCCCGTATAGATTCAGGAGTTAATCCAAACCATTTAGAACTTTTTTGTTTAGAACATTTAAGTGCAACTGCTTCTGCATCAAAAGGTTCTTTAAATTGAGATATTAATGTAGTAACACTTGTCCAATTTATAGGATTATCATGATCAAGACTAGTATAACTGTGATCTTCTGCTTTAAAATATATACTCATTTTCTTTTAAATTAGTTATTATTTTAATGGTTATAAATTATTTAATTTAGTCTCATCTTTTTCTGTTATCAATGCTTTCCATTTATGTGCAGGACAGTCTGAAGATAGAGCTCTTACTTTAAACTTAAGTGAACATCCACATAGTGAACAACAAGGTTGAGTACCTGGCATTACACATTTACTACCTTCTATATCTTTTTTAGGACAAGCATGACAAACTATTAGTCTTTGTTCTGCAATTGTTTCTACAAATTCATCACGAATAATACTATTTGTAACTCCTTCAAGAATTTGTTTTCTATTCTTCCAGATTGTTGTTAATTTTCCTTGCATTTTTTTCAATTAAAAAGGTTTCTTTTTTCAGTCTATTTTCATCTAACTTAACTTTAATATTATAAAGGTCTTTTAATCTTGATGTTAACCTGACTTTATTATGATAATTTTTATAGGAGTATGTATTAAGTTTTGCAATTATTCTTTCATACTTTAATATTAAATTATCTACAGTTCGTGGTTTAACTACAAACTGACCTAACCCATCAATATTTATTTTAGTATGATTCATTGATGTTAGTTCTTGTCTAACTTCTTTATAAAAGAAAGTTATAATACTATCTACTAATAACTCATTTAAATCATTATCTTCAACTAATTGCTTTATAATTTGTTTAGGTTTTTTTGGAATCATTTACCTAAAAATTTATAATCTAATAATATATCTCCTGTTGTTTGTATTTTTAATTCTGGATTAATCATAATAAGTTTTTTATTATCCTTATCCTTTACAACTAAGTTATTTTTTTCAGATTTATTAATAGCATTTCTCACTGTTTGAGCAGATTTAAAAATTGGATCTTCTTCTGAAGATGCATCATAACAAAAATGTGTTAATTCAATAGAACCTGTTATACTCAACAAGGTTAAACATTTAAGATCAGATTCACTCATTGTTATATTATTTAAGTAACAATGAGTGATTATCTGAAATTTAATTATTTCTTGCTTAGTCATAACAGCACGTTTTTGTACTTGGTTAACTAATGCCATTTTATTATGATTTTTTTAATGTTCTTTTAGGCTCTTCAGTTTCCTTTTCTTCCTCTTCCATTTTATACTTTTCCATGCCAGCTGCATGTTCATGTTCTTGCTGACTCATTCTAGCATACTGCATTTGAATTTGAGTTCTTTTAAATCTAGCTTCATCAATACTAGCAAGTAAAGTCTCATATTTTTCTTGTGCTTCTAAGTAAGGTAAAGATTCTGTATAGAACTTTAGCATCTCTTCTTTCTTAGCTGTTAACTCTTCTAGAGTTAATTCTTCTTCTACTTCATGTTGGTTTTCCATTGTTATACTTTTAAAGTTTAAACAAATATATACATTTAAGTTTAAACTTCAAATATTTAAATGCAAAAAACCCAGATACTTATGATACCTGGGTTAATGTAATACTTTATAATATTAATGATTTGGTCTATGGCAATTAAATTGATTTTTTTTGCATTTATTATTTTTTTTACCTTTTCTTGTTTCGTTACCACCAATACTTAACATAGCTTCTGGTACTCTAGATGCATTACTTGTTATCATATTTGTAGTTGCTTTGTTACCCGATGCAAAATCAAATGTATTTATTCCTCCTACAGCATACGTGTGAAGTCCTTTAAAATTTTTCATAATTATCTATTTTTAATTGTGAAATTTAATATTGTTATCATGTAGAATTCTCTAGATATATCTATTTCTAAAGTAAATACATCTATAGCACCTAATCTACATCTAATGGCAAACTTATCCCATTGTTTATTTCTTGCTTTCCAAGAGTTTCTTATTTTCATTACGCTTCGTTTTTACTGATTACCCCTTTAGCATCTAAATGAACCTTACGGACATTTGCTGGTTGAGCAACTTTCCATGCTGTTCTTCTTGCTTGATATAATCTTGATTTAACAATTCTAGTTACTGATACTGCATTTCCTTGATTTCCACCAAGTACATGATAACAATCTTTATCTTCTCCTACATAGATTCCAACGTGACCGCCACCATCTCTTTTGAAGGTAAGTATATCACCTAACATAGGTTCAGTAACTTTAGTTCCCCATTTTGCCCAAGACAAAGCCCATAAAGGTTTGTCTATTACTTCTAATCCTGCTTTATGACAAGCATACGCAATAAATAATCCACACCAAGGAATCTCATCTGCTGTATAAATCTTTTGTAAGTCAAGGTCTTTAGCCCAAGCCATAATAACTGGATTATGAACTTTTCCTACAACCTCTTTCACCCCTATAAGCTTAACTGCTTGAACAAGAATCTTTGGTGATTTTTCTGTATTTAAAAAACTATAACTCATTTAGGTTCTTTTTTATGTTCTTAGCTTTCATTACTAAATCAATAATCTTCTTAAGAAAAGAATATCCTTTTACAGCAGTAAAATTTTCATCTATACTTTTTACTTCAATAGAAAGAAGTACAAGCGCAATTACTTTTGTAAATAAGAAGTCTATGCTTATTACAGAATGTGTAATAACATTTATCAAAAGAAAGTCCGCAGCATATACTAACATTATAGCAACTACATAAGAAATCATTTTAGGGATTAAGCCATGTCTAAATATTTTAGATGAAACACCTTCTCCTGTCTTGTATGCTCTCCAAACACCAAAACCTGTATCTATTAAGATTGATAATATAACAAGTATTATAATTCCATTAATAGGCGCAAAAAATAAAAGTAGTGTTTTCAAAATAGTCATTATGTTTGTAGAGATAATAGTTTTCATTTTAAAATAGTTTAGACTTAGCTACCTTGTATAAAGTGTAGATAACCGTTATAATTAGTAAAAATACAAAAATCCAATTGATAATCTTTTTCCATAGCGGAGTCTTCTCATATATTCTTATTGGAATCTTTCTTGTAACTATCTTGTCAATGTACACAGTATCACATTTACCTTGGATGTAAACCTTATTATATCTATCCATCCATACTTTTACTTTAAGTTGTTCCTGCTCTAAGTAAACTGTATCATATAACTGTTGTAGTGTTACAACGGTATCTAAGTGTACTTCAGGAACTATTACTCTAATAGTATCATGAATAGTAATAGAATCAATAGAAGTAAGCTCAGGGTGCTTTCTAAGCAATCTTTCTAGTCTTCTCTGTGGGGTACAAGAAATAATTAAAGTAATTAATAATAATATGTAAAATATCTTTTTCATTTTTCTATTTATTAATTTACAAACACTCCTGATGATGGTCTAACATATGTTGGTAATAAGTCCCAATTTAATGTATTTACAAAAGAGCCTTTATAACTGTAAATTCTCCTACCTAGTGAGGAGTCTATATCTGTTGCATTAACAAATCCTACGTCAATTGTTGCTCCTGGATCAACTGTAAAAATAGCTGGAGAAGCTGCAACAGTAGAAGATAAAGTTATTGGAAATGCAAGTGTTCCTTGAGATGTAAAACCTGCCCTAACTCTATAAGTTTTTGTAGAAACTAATTTTGGATTTCTAGCAATAGTACCTGATGAATTAAGATTAAGGTAATAAACATCAAATGTTCCATCTGTTCCACCAAAAGTTAATTGTGAATTATCTATTGTTAAAGCATTTGAAGCAATAAGTTGATTGTTTAATGTAATACTAATTACGTTTGTTCGAGCAACTACATTATACCAAATAATAATACCATCATTCATTGTTGTTCCTGATAAAATAATATTTAATGTTGAACCTGTAGTAACTATTGTACCTGCTGTGTAAGTGAATATACCTCCACCAAGATTAGCACTTATAAAAAGTAATACTCCTGCTGTGTTAATAGTAAAACTATTTGAAAAATAACTATTTATTGATGGTGCAGTCCATGTGCCTGTCCCAGCATATGTAAAAGTTGTTGTTCCTGAATAAGTACTACCACCTGATTGAATAATATTGCCATTTATAGTAATTGAATTAGTATTCAATATACCAGCTAAAGCATTTACAAATTCTATATTTTGACATACCCAAGCTGTAGGTAAAGTTGTAGTTCCTGAGTTACCTAATTCTAAATGAGTAAAATTTAAGGTGTTTCCACCAAGAACAAATGATGTTGCATTTGGACCCGTTGTTCCAAATGTAATTGCGTTGATATTACTTGTTAAAGTCATTGTTCCATTGACAAGTAATTTATTCCAAGTTTTGCCTGATATATTTAATGTTGACGAAGTAGCTATAATCACAGTTGCTCCAGTGTCTATAATTGTTCCAGCCGTGTAAGTAAAAAGTCCTGTTGCTTTATAAACTATTCCTGAAATGGTTAGCGTTCCTGCTGTGTTAATAGTTAAAATATTACTTATTAATGATGCTGTATTTGAAGCAGTCCAAGTACCTGTTCCTGCATAAATTATTGCAGTTGTTCCTCCAACAGAATTATTTATTGTAAGATTTTCTGTTATTGTTAATGTATTTGCATTTATACTTGCATTTATGCCTGTTATAGTTAATGTTTTAAATGTTTGATTAGAAGGCATTGTAAAAGTAGCCGTTCCTGCTAACATATTTAAGTTAGCATTTGTACTTATTAAATTAAATCCTCCTAATACAAAACTTGTTACACCATTTCCTAAACTTAATGTTCCTGTTAAAGTTAAGTTACTTCCTAATGTTATAACTACTCCTGTGGTTGTATTAATATTATTCCAAGTAATACCATTAGTAGTTAATGTTGTTGCGGCTCCAATATTTAATGTTGAACCTGTAGTTATTACAGTTCCAGATGTTCTAGTTAATGTGCCTGTATCGTAATAAACATTGGTTCCTATAGTTAAAGTACCTGTAGTGTTTATTGTGGTATTATTTCTAATTGATCCAGTACTTGAATTACTCCAAGTGCCTGTACCGTTAAAGTTGAATGCCGTTGTTCCTGAAACAATTGCAGTTGTGGTTTGGGTTAAGGTACCACCAATATTTAAAGTATTACCATTTATAATAACTGATGTTGTACCATTTATTGTTATATTCCCACTTATCGTCCAGTTATCTGCTAATGTAAAAGTTTGGGATACACCCGCAAATGTAAATAATCTAGACCAAGTTACTCCTCCCGATGTTAATGTTGATGTTGCACCTGCTATTAGTCCACTTGCACCTGCTTGTGTATATCCACCCGTACCTAGATTTATTGCTCCATTTACAGTAAGTGTATTTGTAAATGTAATTGTATTTACATAATTAGTAAAATTTATTCCAATACAAGTTGAGGCAACGTTAACTGTGAGTTGTCCTGATGTAGCTGTAAATGCTACCGTGTCTAATGTGGTACTCGGCACGACACCTCCCACCCAAGTTGCACCAGTGTTCCAGTTACCACCAGCATTTGATACAGTTATTATAGCCATTATTCCTCTGTATTAGATAATTTTTTTTCCTCTGTAATTCCCATATTGTAAATACCTGTTTCAATATCCTGTTCTGATTGAGGATTGAAATGGTTTATTTTAACAGTAACCTTTGTTTGATAAGTAGGGAAGTCATATTCTACTAAAGTATCTACCATCACATAATCAAAAAATGTTTCTGTTCCAGGTATTGGATTACCTTCTTCATCATACTCCCAATAAACTTGTTGTTGAGGAGTTGTTACTGTTTCTAATACTATCCAAGTAAAATCCATCTTAAGGTAGTTTAGTTATGAATACTGTTAACCAAGCTCTAGAAAGTACAGATATTGAATCTAGATTTATTGCTACTATATCCCCTGCTGTAACAGCCGTTGTCCAAGTAGTTAAAGCTAAATCTGAATTTATTTGTTGTGCAACAAGTTTAGGTTTTTCTGTTCCTGCAATAGTATTTGCTACAGTAGGAATAATACCAGCTGCAGTTTTCCATACATCAAATCTACAAGTGCCTACTATATCTCCAACTATTTCCCATCCTGTGATAGTTCCGTTGTAAGGAACAATGATATAACCTATTAATCCTGTTGTAGATGCATCAGCTACAGCTCCAAAAGAACCTTTATCTGAACCTGCTGTTCCACCACCTGAACCTGCTATTTGAATAAATGTGCTCATTAATATACTTTTTGTAGAACAAAGTTCTGTGATTGGATTGAATTAGCAACATTTGCTAATCCCCATTGTGCCGTAATTGTAAGTGCATTTGCTATTGTAGTATCAAATGTAGTATTAGACACCAAGGCAAAGTTAACTCCGTCAAGTTGAGTATTAGCATTTTGATTATATGCATACTGACCATTAACGTGTAATTTTCCCACACCTGGACCACCAAGCTGAGTAATTGTAAAGTCAACAACTAATTCAAAGAATTTATTAGTAGTAATTTTCATTTGAAAAACTCCTGCATCTGCAATTACAACTCCATTAGATTTAAGTCTAATACGTATTGTTTCATTGTTAGCACAAGATAAATTACCACACATTTTAACAGTAAAAGAATCTCCTACTTTAAAACCATTTGCAGGAACTGATAATGTACCAACACCAGCACCTACTAAAGAAGTTTCAACTATAGTGTTGGCTACAGGAGTTCCTAATGCTGTTTGTGCAAATAGTCCTCTGCCGAAGCCACTTAGAACAGGAGTTATATCTATATGCGTAGACATTATTATGTAAGTGTAATAATTATTAACTCTGAGCCTATTGTTGTTGTATTATAAGCTACTGCTCCTAAAGTATTATTTAATGCTCCTGCATCAAAATTTATTGTTTCTCCAGGCTTAAGTATCATTCCTCCAACTGTAGCATTACCCGTTCCTACACTAGCAAAAGACATAGAAAATGTGCCTGCTGTAATTGTACCTGAAGAGCCTGTAGGTCTTAGAAAATTAGGAGTTCTTGCAACACTTGTAGTATTAGTTTCTATTGCTTGTAATGTAGCTTCTGTTGCCAATCCTGTTGTGTTAATTACAATTTGAGCTAAGTAAGTATTAGGATTAATATAGGTAATAGGAGCTAAAGGAATACCTGATGTATTTGATCCTGCTGGATAATATACGGGTGGATCAAAAGTTCCTGTATCAGGATTATAAATTCTTATTTCTAACCAAGTAATGTTATTAGCATCTACAACTAACATTGCTTCATAATCTTGTTCTGATTGAATAGCCGCAAGAATTTGAGCTAGGAATGGTTCTACAGTATCTGTGTTATCTGCTATTTCCGTTAATGCATCACAGGCACACTGTTGACCCATTAGCATCTTTAGTTGCCAAGGAAAATTAGTTCCTTTATTTCCTTGATCTTTTAAGTTTCCTATTGACATAATTTTAAATATTAAATATTGCTGCTAAATTATCTATTTTCTTTTTATCAACAGTAGATAAAGTATTATAATCTATTGTGACTGTATCCAGCTCTACTGAATCAGGAGTAACTCTATTTGCACTTAACTCATAAGGAGTATTTAGGATGGTTAGGTTTGAATAATTTCCTGTGAAATTAAAGAAAGCATCATACTTTGTTTTTAAAGCATTACTCAATGCTATTACATCAACATTTTGATCTATACCATTATACATACCCATTAGTACATTTGTTGTTTCAGGAGCATTTGAGCCACTTAGTATATTGATTTCCATGATTTAGAATTTAGGAGTTTTTAATAAAGCATCAACTATTAATCCTTGAGCAAGTTCGTTTACTACATTTGCAGATAAAGGTTTATTTGACACACAGTTTGTAAATTGATTAATTGTTCCTGCAACGGAAGCATTTATAAAATCTACTCCTGCAGTTTCACAAGTTATATTTTTCATGAATACTTTTGAAGTAACTGTTGCTTGTAATATACACTCTCCAACTAAATCAGAATTTAATTCAACATCTGTTAACCACACGTTTCCTGTTGAACCTACATATCCTAAACGCTGAACACTCCCTCCTAAACTTTTTAATGCTAAAAGACCTCTTTTTATATAAATATTTCCAACACCATTACTGACAAAACACTGGATATTTGATTCAATACCTCCTTCAGCAATAATTGTTCCTGCTCCTGTATTCCAAATACCCATTCCTTGAATAGCGTATATTTTACCATTAACTATAACCGTTCCTAAACCTTGGTATAAAATCATTGTTGAAGTTCCACCTAAGTATGTTGGTGTTTCGTTAATTAACAACCCATTAAAAGTAAGTGTACTTGTTAAAGATGATGCAGAGACATACGCAATTTGTTTAAAATTTCCACCATAAACATTAGCAGCTGTCAATATATTTCTAGGACAATTTATTTCAACATTTCCTAAATGACTTGCTCTCATTTCTTGTTGAGAGTGTGGAGACTTAATATATTTTTTTACATTTAGTGTACCATTCACATTGTTTCTCCAACTAAAAGCATAACCATTACCTATGGTTTGAGATGATTCCATTGAATTAAAATTGTAAGTAATATCAATTGTCCCAATTGTTACATTGTAACATAAAGATATTGCACCTGTATTAACAAAAGAGTCTCCTTCAACTAAACCAGTACTTGCATATTGCCATCTAAAAGCTACAGAACTCATTGTTAAATTCCATTTAGCAAAACCATACCAATTAAAATTTACACCACTGCCAATATTCATATCTGTTAAAAAGAAATATTGGTTGAATACAACCCCGGATTCACAATAAACATCTACATTATTATATGCGTTGCCTGAAAAATTAGCAATCTCACCTTTACGAACATACACCAATGCTCTATTTGTTAAAGTTGGAGCAGTAGCATTAGCTGCATTTAAAGCTGATTCTATTGTTAGATAAGGCTTTGTGAAATCTCCAGACATTGCTGTAGCATCAATACCTTGTATAGGATCTACAAAAAATACATTAGAATATTTAACAGAAGATAATGCCGATAAGGGAAAACTCGGAGTTCCATTTCCAAAAATAGTTACACCATCTACACTAACTGTTTGTAATCCACTTATTTGTGCAGCAAAATCTTCTGCTGTAATTACTGTTGGTTTATAATCTCCTCCAAATCTATCATCACGTGTACCTACAGCAATTAAATCTGCGGGTTCAAGTGTTGTTTTAACTCTTCTTAACTTAATAAGATTAGAAAAATTAGTTAAATTTTGTAACATAATTTAAAAATTATAAAGCTCATAGTATAAATAGAATTTTCCTTTAAATTGACTAAGTCCTGCTGGTGATGGATTTGCATTATAAATATCAAGGTTAATACCAGTTGGAGCTCCTCCTGTAGATAATACATATGGTATAAAAGTATCATTTGCAGTTTGACTATAGTATGTTGAAAACTGTATATAAACTTTGTCTAGATCAATAAAATCCATATCTGCATTTGCAATAGTTAATACTACTGATGAAACAAATGCTGGTTTTGGAGCTGAAAGTGTTTCATTCATAGTAATTTCAATTACTCCTTTTTGAGTAGTAACATTTACTACACTTGTTACAGCTAGATCTACAGTGTAGTAGTCAGTATTTGCAACATCTCCAGCAACTGACAAATCTTGAATTGTCATTGCATAAGTTTGATATCCATCTCCACGTTGTGTAAAAGGAACTTCTGCACCTAATGCAATTAAATCTGTTGCAGGATTGTTTGCTTTTGTTCTAATTAATTGCTCTTTGCGTAAGTAGAGCCAGTTTAAAATATCCATGATTGTTTTACAATTAGTTATATTATTAATATACAAAATATTTATGTAAAAACAAAATCCCTAGAAACATATTTTCCAGGGATCTTCTTACCTAACCGATAACAAAAATTTTAACGTATACAAATATACTAATATTACCAGATAATAGCAACATCTCCTTCATTTACCATTAATCTTACTGTACCATCTATGTCAATCTTTTCTGATCTCTCTAAAGATGTATAAGGAATATATACTACATCACCTGCTGATACATCTGTACATTTATCACCTGCTGCATATACAGTAACCTTATTCCAAACTTTCATAGCCTCATACATAATAGCATCCTCATCTTTTTCTGATAGCTTAATACTTGACTTTGGTTTTTCTGGGACATCTATAATAAGTCTCCAACCTCTTAATACTTTAAACTTGCTCATCTTCTATATATTGTTTTAACGTTAATACTTTTACTACTGACATTTGTGCATTGAGTATCTCTCCTATAGCATGATCAAACAGTAAACTCTTCATTGGAAATCTAGTTTCCGTGTAATCCTTTTTTAATATCTCTGCCAACTCAGCACATAGAGTTTTTACTCTAGTAATAGTTGGATCTCCTGACGGGTTAAAATCTAACCCCACTAATTGCTCCCCAAAGTTAGGGATTCTTTTTTCATTAACTGTTATTTGTTCTTCCATTATATGTTGGTTTATTAAATTACTTCTTCATAGGTTTCATAAAATACTTCTGGAGACTGA